TGATAGTTTATAGATAATATTGTTTATGATGACTACGCTATTTTATAATACTTTGTTACTAGTGTGTTACTAATCTGTTACTAATGTTTACAAATTTTTAAATATAGAAAAAGGACAAGACGAGACAAAATGGGACAAACTTTGTATTGATTTTTGACCCAACTTGACCCAACTTGACCCAATTTAAAAAGTCAATGCATTGTTTTGCTATTAATTTGCTACTGTTTTTCTTTAAGCCTTTTTCAGATGCCCCATGTATACCCATCCTGACGGAATACGAGCCCATCCGTTTTTAATTTTTTTGACAGTCACATGAGTACCTTTTAGTAATCCACCATTAGAATTACAGTGTTTCTGTGCATCTGCTGTTAATTCGTTCTTTCCTTTTCTTCTGTAGTTAGTTCCTGCACCTTCTCTAACTTTTAAAGCACTAGCAGTAACTACATAAGTACCTAAAGCATTAGATGTATTAGTTGATACAATTGGAGTTGTTACATGAGTGCTATTATCGTATGCTGGGCAACCAAAGCCACGAATATACTTGCCGTTTACATTTAACACACGTCTAGCCACTGCATCACTCTTATTACCTTCAATGACAGTAATTTTTCCATTTGCAACTTTTTCAACAATTCCGACATGATCAGAAGAGCCTTTATTGTCTCCTACTCCACTATCTTGCCAGTCGTAGAAAATCACATCTCCTAGATGTGGAACGTGTCCATCATCTTCTGTCCATCTACCCATGCTTTGAAATCTCTTGATCATCTGATTGCATGAGCATTCTGTTGGAATGATGTCTGTATAGTTTGCTTTGATTGCACATGCTGATACAAAAGTAGCACACCAAGAGTCAGTATACTTGACTCTATATCCTCTTGCTAAAGGCTTATGGCTATTATATAAGTCAATGATCTCGTGATGTGAACCGTTGGATTCCTTTCTTCCAATCCAATTTCTTGCAATTGTTAAAATAGTATTTGCGTTTTTACCCATAATTTATACCTTCTTTCATTTAAAATAAAAAGGCTTCCCAAATTCGAGAAACCTTATAAATTGATTCTATTATTTTTCTAGATGACTGATTCTTTTTTCATGATCATCTAATTCTTTACTATGCGCATCTAATCGCATGTCCTGTCTTCTGTTATCTGTAGCCATGTACTCAATAGCAGTTGTTAGCTTTGTAATGCTATTGTTTAATTTTAAGACAGGAGTCATCACTCCAATCAATGCACCAACGCCAATGATAACGGTATATACTGCCTGTGCCTCAGTCATTTAAGCACCTTCTCTCTCGCCTTCTACAAATCTAGTAAATGCCTGATGTAATCCTGTAGATGCTAATCCCATTAAAGCACCATAAACAATCGACTCAACAGACATACCACTCACGATCATATTGAGCACTGCCCCAATAACGGCCAAGATTGTTGGGATATACTTATTTGACACTCTGTCGAAAGATGTCTTGATGATGTAGCCAACTACTAGACAAGCGACCATTACAACTAAAACAAAATACTGTGTTAACTGGCTAAAATCCATAATTATTTACCTTCCTTTTCTGCGAGGTCTTCACGACCTCTTCTTATTAATTCCTTTTTGACTTTGTCCCTGATTCTCAAAGGCACGTTCTCAATAGTCTTGAGACCTTTTTCTATTAAATCGGCGTATATCTTATCCATTGTTATTCATCCCCTCATAAATATCACACAAAGCAAGTTGTAACTCAGTTACATTAGACTCTGTTTCTGTAAGTCTTTCCTCAATCGTTGGCTCTTGTACAGGTTCAGTTTCTTCATATTTAGCCCACTCATAGTGTTCATAAATGTTGTTGTCATCCTCTGTGTATGTAGTCTTAACGATATATGAGCCGTCTACCACATTAGTATCGTGGATTAACTCTTTGAAACCCTTCTCTCGCAGTTTATCGTCATTATTGATGTAAGTAGTGCCTTTATCAATAATGTATTTTGGTGCTCTTGTGAGTGAGCCGTTTTCTAGTTTGTAAAGCATATAATCACCTCTATTTCATCTTGTATACATTAAATGAGATTGAATTCTGTTCGTTTGTTGCAATTGCTTGATTACCTATTTTAACAGTATTATTTGATAATCCATAATTGGATTCAAATATTCCACCGTATCTAGTATTGGCACTAGTACACATAAATGCATATTTGCCATTTATCACGCGCACAGTGATTATGATATTATCGTAATCATCTGATGGAATTAATAAGTAAAATGAGTTATCCTGTGCCGTAAATGACACACTAACTCTACCCCACTTATTAGTGCCGTTTACTGTATCAACTAATTCAAACATATCATTGTCAACCTCTTCTTTCTTAAATAATAAAAATCTTCTCTCTAGGAGGTTTGCACCCCCCCCGAATTGGTTAGTCACGTGTAACCACTCCTTTATCTAGCATACAACTGCACTTTAATAGTGCCTGTGTATTTGTAATTATCTGGAAAATAAAAGGTAAGCTTTCCTGTTCCTTCTTCTTCAGTCATGTAATTGACTTGAGCCTTCAGATTGTTGACGCCATATTTTAATTCTGCTGTAGAGAATGGCAAAATCGAAAGTTTAGGAATAGGTTTCTTTTCGATCTCAACATAACTTCTCATAAGAGTACTCCATTGCGCATTGAACATAAAATATCCTATGTCCATACCATTTATGTAAGCTTTTAAGTTATGTTGTTTAGTATCGCTGTTCGCATTCTTATCAACCTCAATATACAATCTAAATTCATCGTGAAATTCAGCATTTGCCAAATTAAATTCAATAGTGTTTAGATTCTCAACAGTCTTACTTTCATTAACCAAAGTGACCCATTCTTTCATTTCTTCGTTGCTTCCTTTCTTTTCTAAAAATTGTCTTCTAAGAAGGAGCCATTGACCCCCCCCCGGTTATAATTTTATTCGACATATATTTACCTCGCATAGATAACAATTGTACCTGTGATAATTGTGTAAGCAGATGTATTCACACCAAATGTCAGTGGTGATAAGACAAGATTCAATTTTCTTGTATAAGGCGCCATGATATTCGTATTTTGAGTGTCATATAATCCACTGTTATTCGAACATAAAGGTAGTATATACTCTTCTAAAAATAAGCCGTTATTCTTAAAGTAAGCCTGTTGACACATGGATTTTGCACCTTTTGGTTGCGTTATCATTTTTGCACATACCTGTCCAAAATTTAAATTCAAGTTAGACTGTACAGTTCCTTTATTAGTCACGTTTTCGATTGATACAAAAAACTCTGTATACTCACTAATATCTATATCACTAGGCATTTTTTCAGTCTCGTCAAAAGTGAACTCTAAAATCTTCGTCCATTCCTTCACTGTCTCACTCCCTTTATTTAATAGTTTTCGTCTGAGGAGTAATTCTGTACCCCCCCCGTTGTAGTTAGGCATAGTTAACACCTCACTAAGACTCTGATTCTTGAGCCTTTGCCAACCGGTACTTTTTTATTAATTACTCTCAAAATGGTCGGTTCGTTATACATATTTCCATATCCAAAGAATTCATCTATTTTTTTGAAAGATGAACTTTTTAATCCAAATACAGATGGAGCATATACACCTATAATGTCATTATGTCCCAATTCAGAAATATTCGTTAAATCAATCTCTTTGTAATACGAACTCTGTGAAGCGAATCCACTTGTTAGATTAGGCAAATAATTACCTTTAATAAATGTAAAAGGATCCCAACCTCTTTGCGAATGCAAAGAAATCTGGATATCACCTAAATTGTCTAATGTTTTAACAGAAGGCGCTTCGAACATCATCGTGATAATAATTTTCTTGGCGTTCTGCATCTTTTGAAAAAATGTAGCATCAACATTCATCACTTCGTGATATGTATCTGTTACACTCAATTCTTCAGATACAGTGTAATCTAATATCGTTTCCCACGTACCCATATCATCACTTCCTTTACTCTTCAACATGCTTCTTCTTACATCCATTATCTTGCCCTCACTATCGCTGACCCATTTAAGATATTGACCTCATAGGTCTTATTAGCAACCACATCATCACTATCACTTGTCAATGTGCATTTATTTAATGTCAGTGATGTAGGAGCTGCCCCACTTGTGAACTCAAATCCACAAATGAATGCTTTTCCACTTGGAGTAGCCTCACATGTGACATTGATACTCGCCATTTCGCCAAAGACATAATATTTACCGCTCTGCATTGTGATGGTTGATTGAGATGTATTTACAATATCAATTCCTAATTCTGACTTTTCAGCCTTTGCATTTAGTGCATTAGTTACTGCTTTATTTGCTACAGGATTAACACTAGTACTAGATAATGCAGTATCTACAGTGATAGATGTACCTGTACCAGAACCACCTGTGAAATTATCAATCTTATCTCTTTGAGACTTAGTTACAGTCATGTGGCTGTCATCTTCTGCCAACTGCGATAAATTGCTTGGAATTATAGGCTTATTTGTCAACGAATTATAAGAGCCGTTGAAATCACTCTTATTGTTCCATTTCTGTTTTTCATCATCTGTAACTAGTCTATGCGTAGTATCATCTGCAAGTTGTGATAACTTAGTAGGTACTACGATTTTAGCAACGAGTGCATCTACTTCGCTTTTGGTGTAAAATCCTTTAGCTGCTACCTTTGTAGCAATAACACTTAACTGTTCATCCGTTAGATTAGGATTGTTAACTTTTTGTCTTAATTCTTCTAAAACACTTGGATATCGCTCCTCGATTGCCTTGTCTGCATCTGTATGACTTCCAACAAGCACAGTAATGTCCTCAGACCCCCACTTTTTAATGATGGCATTATTACTGTCATACTTGCGACCACAAAGGTTGATCGTGGCTTTTCCCTTTGCCTCGAACAGCGTTCCTTTTAGTAGGCACTTCACAAAGATGTATTGTCCATCTTCTTCTTTAGTACAGTCTAGCTTGTCACCATTTCCACGTGATGATGTAGTATTCACGTAGAATGTCAAGTCAGTTAAATCAATATCAGAGGCCTTATTGATTCGGAATGTAAGAGTATGACAGGAGTCATCATTTACGACCCCAATTTTAAAGTTGCTATGTAGTACTGCCTCTCTGGTATCAGCATCTACATAGATTATATTTTCATTGTCCATTTAATCACCTCTTTTAAGCATATGAGTAGATATGAGTACCACACACATAGTCATCATAAGTGGTATTTTTCAATGCGGTCAGTGTGAAATTGCCTGTCGTCATATCGTTTCCTTTCGGATAGAATCTGATAGTCAAGTTGTTTGATTCACTTGGTACAGGAATGAATACATTGTTTTTCGGTTTCTTATCGTTTGGAAATCCAATCCACATGTACCCCATACTGTTACCGATAATCTGTGCATTTACTCTTCCATCCCATCTCAATTCCACTAGCTTCGCAGCTTCATTGTATCTATACCATAGAGTAACATTACATCCATTCGTACCGCATGAAATCCAGTTAGACCACTTCAATTTATTCTGATTTGCAGTGATAGCATTCTGCTGATTAGAGACGGTTTCAATCAGTTCTCTCATGCTCATGTACTCACTGCATTTACGCTCTACAGATTCGATATTTAGACCATTTAGATGCACCGCATATAATACTAAATCACGTGTACCTGTACTGCTGTATATGTCGGTCTGATTGTATGATGGTTCTGCTCCACCTGCTGACCCTTTAATAACTGTAAGAGTATGAGTCTCTTTTGTGCCTGTGGTTGTAAATCTTGCTACAATCAAGTCAGTTCTCTTCACTCCACTTGTACCATTTTCAATGCGCACTGTTTCACTTCCAACGATTCTCATGAATCTGCCGTAATTGCACATAATACCATCATTGATCCTGATTTCATTGTTCGAAACGATATCCGCTGTCATTCTACTTCCTGCGTGTAGAACACCTTGATAGTCATATAACGCTAAATACATATAGCCATGTAATTCAGCGCTGACCTCTGCATCATTAATGTTGATATTTTTAATCACTTTCCATCACCTACCTTATAAGAAATTGAAATATCATCATCACTAATCTTGATTATTTTTTGAGTTATAGGCTCTTTAAAAGATATGCCTGTTATATTTTCCTTTGCACCAACAATGTCAAAGAGTTCTGCATCATCAGCGTCAAAAGAGATTTCTAGCGTATCGCTCTCGTTTGCTTCTGCTACCTTCTCGGTCGCATTCTTGATTAATTCATCACGTTTTTCAACATTTACATCCTCATGTTTGTATGTCTTCCTGTTGAGCCCTGCATAAGTCTCATTGGATTCGCTCCATGATCCATCAGACTGAAGATACAAGTTAATTCTTAATCTATTCAGGAGTTCACCTTTTCCCAGACACAAAATATGATTATATGGCTTAGATTCGGTCTTTACTGTCATATCTATCTGATAGTCATTGTCATACTGCAAGATGTCGCTTAAATCGTTGATTTTTTCAGCGCACAGATGGACTTTTCCGTCAATCTGATGCCTTATACATAATCTCGCATTACTCGCATCTAGTGACTTCTCTAGCGCTTGCAATAGATTAATATCTCTAACATCATATTTAATATTGATATTACTAGCGCCCACATTATCGACAGTATATAGACCGTCGAATCTGTCACCAATGAGAGTATTGATGCATGTATTAGCTTCAGCATTTAGATTCAAATATGCGCTTCCTGCTGGAGGCTGTACGTATTCCTTTTCTAGCAGCCCTCTAAACGTGACACCAATCATAGTAATAGTGTTATCTGATGTATTAATCTTCAATCTCTGGATTACTCCACCAATTTCAGTGTTCTCCTTATAGAAAAGAGACCCCACAGTAAACAAAGGGTCTCTATCTTCCAAGGATAATGTCAATTCAAAATCGTTCTTACTTACATCATACTTTCCTATCTCAATGTCAGCATCGAAATGAGTGAGGTATCCTAATTCGTTATAGTTAGCATCTGTATAGATATATTCTAATCCCATCTAGGCTCACCCCTTCGCTCAATTAGTACTATGTCAACCTTCTCAACGCCTACAGTTGTAATGTCAAATGAGCCTTGAGGTATCTTCTTAAAAGCATCATATGACTTGTTACGTGCATTAAATATATTTGACTGTACGCCATCGGAAGAATACTTTGTAATAGTTCTCTTAAACGTGTCAATCTCTGCATATTCTTCAGCGTTCAAGGTCACGTATAACTGATAAGTGTTGTCACTGATATTAATAATAGGATTCGTACATCTTCCATATATTCGCATAATCATGTCTGTATCAGTAAATGATTCATTTACAATGTTGACCGTCTTCGGTACTGAATAAGTAAAAGGATATGCAAAAGGATACTTTGTAACAGTTCTCGAACTGCTGGAAGTGAAGTCAGCTGTGTAGGTCGTCTCTTTAATCCAATAAGAGTCGTCTGTTGTGATTTCGACATCCAATGATAATATGCTCTTATTCTCTAGATATTCCGATTTAACTGATTTCACTACATAGCAATAATATTTATATCCATTTATCTCAAAATAGCCCATAGCTTGTCTTAGAACGTCAATTTCAAAGTGTTCATAAAATGCATTCTTGATTGCTTCAGCCTTTTCATAATCCACACAGAAGACAAAAGGAATCGTCTTTTTGACAACTCCTTTATAGAATCCTGTGATTCGATTATTATTCGTCTTAACCTGCCATTCATAGTCCCTCAATTCGTTATAATTCACGAATATTCCTAAAGAAGTGAAGTCCAGTGTCTCATTAATAGAGTTGGTATGTTTAATTCTATCAAGCATATTTTCTCACTATCCTTCCTACTTCCCTGTTATCAAGCACGATACTGAATGAGCCGTCTGTCAGCGCCTTGACAATGATATCGTGAATCTTGTTTTCATCACTTAATAGTGCAAGTATCTTATTCAATGCATTCACAATGTCATCACTTCCATTGTTAGACGCCTGATTAATCATCTTCATGAGCGTATCTCTTCCAGCCACGACCTCAGCGCCTGCTTCTCCAGCACCTAACATCTGACCATTAGACATTCCAAAAATAGTTGGAGCATCCAAGATCATTGGATTATCCATCGCCTGCGCATACCATTTAACACCTAATGATGGGATTTTACCTTTCAATAGGTCACCAACGTTCCACCCATCAGGCTTCACGCTGAAATGAGGTAATGGAATATGTGGCCATGAGATCTTGAAATTAAAGAATCCTTTAATCTTATCAATAATGCCCTTGATGAACTTTCCAGCATTTGAGATTGTTGACTTCGCTGTATTCCATAATCCAATCCAGAACTTTCTGAATCCTTCGCAATGATTCCATAAATAAGTGAATCCAGCGACTAGCGCAGTAATAGCGATTATTACCAGTCCGATAGGATTGGCGCTTAGAATTGCCCATAATGCCTTAGCGCCATTCATTACCAATGATATGCCAGCGCTTATCTTTGGAATCAATGTGATGATTGTACCTACAGAACTGATTACCTTACCAATAATAATGATCACTGGAGATAATCCAGCAATCAATGCAAGTATTACCGCAATAATTGTCTTCGTTCCGTTAGACAATCCATCGAACCACGCTGTAAGTCTTTCAATACCGCCTGTGACGGCATTGATAGCAGGTGTCAATGATACGAGGATTGAAGTACCGAACTTTATACCGCTGTTCTTCGCTTCATTGATTGCCTTCTTCGCCTTTGTAGAAGGTGATTCCAGCTTCTGAAGCGCCTGTCCTACATCATTGGTTTTGGATGACATCACTCCAACGGTATTGTTGAATTCATCAACTCCACCATTTAGGATTGCAAGCCCTGCCTTGCCTGCTTCAGCACTGCCCCATAATTCATTGTAGGCTACACCATTCTCATCAGCATAGTCCTTTGTGACCTTCAGGACATCACCTAATGACATGCCTGACTTCATGCAGTCCTGGAAGGACATCCCTGTCTTTTCCTTGACTATTTTTCCCAGATTGGTAGATGAATCACCTAATTCGTTCAGCATACTATTCATGTAAGTAGTTGATTCTGCTGTACTGATACCCTGTTTAGTCAGTGATACATAACCAGATGTAAGGTTATCAATATTCACTCCCATTGATGAAGCGGTCGGAATAATCTTACCCATGGATGAAGCAAGTTCATCTACTGTAGTCTTACCTAGATTCTGCGTTCTGACTAGCTTATTAACGATATCATCTGCACTTCCTGCATTCTTTCCATATGCGTTCATTGCGGTTGTGAGAACATCTACTGCGGTAGTTGTTGATGTGAAACCTGCCTTCGCTAGATTGCCAGCAGTTTCGACGAACTTCCCTACCTTGTCAACGCTCTGACCTGCTGACAAGGCCTGATATCCTGCTTCTGCCAGTTCTGTCGCTGATATGCCTGTCTTATTCGACAGATTCAGAAACTCGCTGGAGAGTCCCTTTACTGATGTCTTGGAAGTATCGAAAAGTGTAGACATCTTATTCATTCCATCCTGGAAGTCTGATGCACCCTTTACGGCACCAGTGAGGAATGCACCGCATGCAAGTGATAACGGTGCCACTTTCTTTCCTGCCTTGGTGATTTTATCACCTGTCTTTTGAAGTGATTTTCCCAGCGTATCAGCCATATTCTTAGCCTTGTTGGTTGTATCATCAATAGTCTTATTCGCATCCTTATTCTTGATGAATATTGACCCGAATAATTCAAATAGCTTCACCCGTTATCACTTCCTTTCTTCTTCTGGATTAAATCCATTCAATATGTCATATGACTTTCTTACTGTTCTTATTCTTTCAGCCTTTGAAGGCTTCTTCTGCTGTTCCTCGATTAAGTCGAGATCCCTGTTGAACTGTCCCCATGACCTTTCATCAAGCGGTGAAAGCTTATGAAGATATAAGTCCCATCTCAAGTCTTCCTTTCGCTTCCTTTCGAAACTGTCTAGAAAATTCATGAACTGTCCAGCAGGAATAACCCTATCAAGCAATAAAAAAGGATTCGCATATTCTCTGAATAGCAAATCCATGAACTTCATATAGTCTACTTGAATAATTCGGAAACAGCTGAGAAAAAATCCATGAACTCATCCATCTTGATTACCTGTGTAATCATTCTTACAAGGTCTCCTGGTGGGAGTTCTCCGATTTCCTTCGTCTTCATTCCACTGATATTAGAAAGGAATGTATAGATTTCCTTTCTGCATGATGGGAGGTTCTTCATTACAATCTGAAGCACATCAGCAATTACAGATACTCCCAGCACCTTGACAGGGTCAACATTTCCTTCTTTGACCTTGTCAGAATTATGGACGGCATCCATGAATGATTCAATCTTATCTACATTCATGACCTGCTTCAAATCCTGGAATCCAATCTTTGAAAGAATCTCAAACATTGGAAAAAGGTCATCTGATTTCAATTTTCTTAATTCCACTATTCAGATGCCTTCTTTCTTCTTGTTGTCTGTTTCTTAGGTTCTTCCTTCACTTCTTCAATTGTTTCTTTCACAACTTCATCATTTTCTTCTGGAATCACTTCAATGAGGTTGTCAGCTACTGCCTTAATCTCTGCAATTCTTTCTTCTGTGATGTCTAGAATGTCACCAGGAGCGTGTAAAACACCTGTATATCTGTTTTCGAATGCTGTTAATACTTTTACTCTTGCCATGATATTCACCTCTTACAATGTCTTTGGATAATAGATTCGATATGGTAATGTCTCAAGGTCTTTACCTAGTTCAGCATTACATTCGAATGTATATGAGTTTGATACTTCTTCTTCGTTCTTTCCTTCCTGTGAAAGACCGTTTGTGATTAGTGGATTATCCATAATGACAATGATATTCTTTCCTGCCAATGTCTCACCGACAAATGCCACATTTTCCCAGTAATCATCATCAGTAACATCTGCTTTCGATTCAATCATGTCATATGTTGAATCATCTGATTCACCATCTTTTCCGATGACTGCCATCTTGAGGATTTCTTTTGTAACTTCCAGGAAGTTAATATCCATCTTAGCAGTCTCACCAATCTTCTTTCGTAATCCTTTCACGTTAACGTGAGCGCCATCGGGTTCGATTACCTTGAATTTTGGAATAATCTCAATCTTTGAGCCATCTTTCGTGCTTCCTGCAATGGATTCATCAAAATTCCATGCATTTCCTGTGTATTTTAGATTCTTATGGATGGTGCCTGCACCGAAAAGAATCTTTTTAGGAGTATCAACTGTTACCCCTGTTTTTCCTGCTCTCATCTCGTCTAACATCTCCATTCCTTGATTTTCAAATCAATCTGTAGTCTATGTGTTCCGTACTCTACTGATGGGAGTGGCTGTGCATCTGTGTAGATTATTGCGATGCCTGAGCCACTCGGTAGAATATCGGTCTTTCCTTCATTGCTTACAATATTCTTTATTTCTTCTTTCACTTTCTCAAGTTCCAGGAAGTTTTCATCTGTAGTTCCTGTCAGCATGAATGTGGCCTCTTCGAGTCCGTATTCGTTTGAATTTTCAGATTCAACATAGTCGCCAATCCAGTACGTATGAGGTACTTCAGAATCATTCCACTCCTTGAAGTCATATTTCAGACCAATCGACTCAAGAAAGGATCTCATATAATTCAATGCTTCCGTTGTCATTTATCTAGTTCTCCGAAATATTTCTTCGCTACCTGTTCGATGCGTGGTTCTGTGGTAGTGAATGCTCTGAATAAGGCTCTATTTGCCTTCTTACCATTGGTATAGTATGCCTCTATTCCCTTGCTTCTTAGGATTGCCATGATTCTTCTGGCTTCCTTCTTGGTATACGTTTTTCCGCCCTTAGGAGCCCTAGGAGCGCCATTCGACTTCACGAATATCCAGTATCCTTTTCTCCCGTCTCCATTGATAGCATGCTCACCAGTACCGAATTCCTCATATATCGCATTCCAGTAGTCAGAACCGATATGAACAGCCATGTTTTCCTTATCAACCTTGTATTCAAACTTACCTGCGGTCTGTGAAGATTTCCTTCTGCTGTTTCTACTCGCCTGTGAACGGATTTCACCGCCAATCTCCTTGAGGAATGCTAATGCCTTCTCCTTGATTGCTGATTTAACATTCACAGAATAATCATAGAATTCTACGTTATTAGACATTTATACCACCACCAATATACTTGAGATAGATTTCTAAGTGCTGATGTAATCCCATAGGGTCATCAATCAGCTGTATGTTATAGACTGAATCATTAATAATCATTCTCGCATTACTGGAAGTGAAGTCCAGTGACTGATAATCACATAGGAATATATGTGTCGAATCCTGTAGTTTAGCATTATAGGTGTTTGTTGAATCACCTGATGAAAGGTCAAGGAATCCTCTTAATGTTCCACAATCAGTCCATTCCTTCACTGATTCACCTATCTCATTCTTCTTAACTGTCTTAGTCTGAATGACTGCTGTTACATTTCCACCAATCATGATTAGAACCTCGCCTTCACGTAAGGTTCTAGGAAACCTAATAATGATACAGGATACCCATTTATCTGATTACTTGAATCCTGGTCATAATATGTGACTGTATGTCTTGATAATGTCTCCGACTTTATTCCTATCTTATTCTTTGTGGTTTCTTTCCATATCATGAGGTCGATTACTCCTGTCTTGACTGATGCTGGATATTCAACCTTAGTGACCAGATTATAAGGTGCATCAAAGAGATCCTTATCAACTTTCAGATAACCACTGCATAGTTCAGTGACTACATATAATCCATCATTCACCTGTGACTGAGAAATCTGAATGGTATCTCCCACCCTTAGGAAGGGAGATACACCATTCAAGATATTGCCTTCAGAACTAGCTATGAATCTGATGCTTCTGTTCTGAAAGTTATTATGAGTGTATTCTCTGACTGTCATCTCCAAGGCTTCGAGCTTCTCTCTGACCACATCGGAATACTGCCCCTTGAACTCTGGGCGCTTCATGATTTCCTCTACAGATACAATCATCAGATTCACCGCCCTTCATTATGCTGCGATTGTCTTTTCTACAGTTACGACTGCGATACCATCGAGATATTCAGCCCATAACTTCATACCCATTAATGCATAGGCTTCACCTACAGCGGTTCTATATGAGCCTTCTACATGGAATCCTAATAAGTTAATTTCACCTTCTACAGTATAGACAAGTCCTAATTTTTCAAACTGTGTAGATGGGTCAATGTAGTAAAGTACGATGTTCTCTACTGGTGTAGCGATTACCTTGCCCTGTGGGATCTCAGATGAAAGGATCAATGTAGAAGCGCCTAGGAAGTTCTTTAAATATTCAACCCCATTGGCTGTCTGAACAGTGATATTCGCTGAACCTAGATACTCATATACATCTAATGTATTGACGAATACTACCACTTCAGAACAGTCTCTGTGTAATTTCTTAAACTTGTCTTTTACTCTACCGATAGACATTGAGATGGCCATCTGTAGTGTTTTCTGCTTGTCTGTCAAAGTACCGCTCTGAAGGAATGTATAGAACTTAGTCATTACATTGCTCTGTAATTCGTTCAAGAATGCGTCATCAGTCTTTTCTACTGCGATAGCTGGTCCATATTTATTTACGGCTTCAACTGATACGGCCTTGACATACTTTTCTAAAGTTAAATCCTCGAACTTAGTTTCCTTATATGTAGCCTGTGAATATGGGATTTCTTCCCCTTCCCCAACTACTCCATCTGCTAGTGTGACTTTTGCTTCACCTGCTTTTAATACTGTACCTGCTTCCTTAGCGATTGGTCTTACAATCCCTAATACTTCAATTAATGCATTCCAGTTTCTTGTGAATCTAGTGACGAAATCAATTTCTCTTACTGTTGTATTTGTAATCTGTGCCTGTCCTGTTAGTCCTGTTTTTGCTGGCATATCTATTCCACCTTTCCATTTCCTGTAAATAATTCATAATTCTCTTTAATCGCCTGCTGGCGCTTCGCTGAATCCTTGATACCCATGATTTCAGCCTTTGTCATTCCAGTACCACCGCCATTGTTCTGATTGTTCAGTTTCTTTTCTTCAATCTTCTTCTGACTAGACTGTTCGAACTGCTGTGGATACTGTACCTTTAAGTCCTTCACCTTGTCAGATAGTCCCTTGACTTCTCCATTATCATCAAGTTCCATCTTGAATTCAGAATCATGCCCCATCTTGAATAGTAGATAGTCAATATCATCAGCCTTCGCACCTGCTGAAAGTAATCCAATCTTTAATGCTGATTCCTTCTTCGCTTTTTCAATCTCCGCTTTCTGCTGCTCGATGATTCCCTGGTATTCAGTGATTTTGGACTGGATGCCTTCATTTCCTTTAGTTGCCTTCTGGAGTTCTTCAATCAGTTTCTGACTCTCTCCATCCTTCTTCATCATGGCTTCATGTTCTGTCTTCAATTTTCCATATCTTACATCAAGGTTTTCTTCGGATGCCGTATAGATCTTGTTATCCTTCATACCTGTTAGGATGTTTGTTACCTGTTCATCACTGCATCCCTGTGACTTAAGTAATTCCTCTAATGTCATTGTTTCATTCCTTCCTTTCACATTTACAATTTTTACAAGTTACGTCTTGCTATGATTTTCAGTCATTGATGTTTTACGTTGTCACCAACGATAATGACATGAATCAGTTTATTGTCATGTTTCAGGACAATAATAAAAGCACCTAATGAATAGGTGCTTTGTTTCTAGTACTGAACTGAATCATCCAGTACTAGATAATTGAGTTGATATACATCTTTCTTTTTCTTGACACATTCATTGATGATTTCCGTCATCTCTTCTGGACCATATGCGGACATCTGAAATGTTGGAAAATCATCATTGAATGTTTTCTTATAGGCATTCAATGCCTTTTCAAATTCATCATTCATATTACTTGACCCCTTTCAGTATCTTAATGAACATCTCATACGAATTAGGTAGGAACTTCTTAATGAATTCAAGTTCTGAACCGCCATTAACTTCAGCACTCATGATATTCGCCCACATTTCAGAAGCTGATTCATATACTCTACATATATCCTCTGTCTGTTTGAGCGTTTTAACTTCCATTCCTAATTCATTATAGACATTTTTCAATGATTTATGCTTTCTTAGAGTCTTAACTACTGAATACTTACGATTATAGTATCCATTACCATGCCCCCATTTAATTCTTTGCCATAATAGTCCATCAATTGCGTCCTGCACTCCAGCACTCGCATCTGAATCCTTCAACTTCTGTTTAATTTCATCAGTCAATATTGATTTTAAATATTCCTTGTCTTTTCTAACTGCTTTTAGAAATTCATCTGAAGAACTAGCGTTATTTCTAAATATTGTCATGCCTGTTTTTTCATTTATTAATTCAATTTCCTTGAAGTGAAGTCCTTCATATTCCACACTGTCATCAAAGAAATGACCATATTCATGAGCTATTATATGGAATTTCGGTTTCCCATTATCAATGTATTCCTTCGCTGGATAATCAAATAAAATATCTCCACCACCTGTATAATAGCGTCCATTACCTTTTCTGTATATTACTCCATGTACATTATCAGCATACTTGATATATAGATTCTTTATTGATTCATTTTCATGATTCTCAAGAATCTTCATATATTCGTTATAGTCTTCTTCCTTCATTCCAGCCTTCAATTTCTGCGTATGAGACTTTATGTCCTTCTTATCTAACTTAATTCTACTAGCATCCTTCGGAAGGTTCAAATACTTCTGCTTGAATGATTCAAAACTATCTGACTTATCTAATTTAAAATACTGGGCTCTTTCCTTCAAGGTCTGAAGTTCCTTTTCATCCATTGCCCATTTAGCCCTCTGAAGGAGCTGACAGCGACAATTACATACGTTTCTGGCACTTCCACCGATTGATGGCGCCTTCATCTTCTCACCACCGACATCAAAGTAGTCATTCCATTCTCGTATCTGTCCATCTGCTTCTCGGTGCCATGGTCTAGTGAATCCATCCAATGTCGAATCCCACTGCTTGACTACATCAGCACCACTTTCAATAGCATCATCTCCAGCATCAAGAAAGCCCTGCTGGTTGATTCTATGCCCTTCAGTTCGAATGATTCTATTCGCATCATTCAGTGCCTTCTTGAAAGGGCTATTCATTCCATTGGCCACCTGATAGGCCATTTCAATCCATGTCTTGCCTCCAGCGATACCCCTCGAAAGTTCCATTCTTACTGACTTCTTGAGCTTGGAGATATTCTCAGGTGTATCTCCTCTTCTGTAGTAGTTCCTTGAAAGCTTTGATTCTGTTCTGATTGCTCTTTCTATCTTCTTAGGATCTACAGGCATCAGAATCGGTATCCCCTGGCTTGAAAAGTTATACATTGAACCGACATATCCATTCACGTATGATCCATTGAAGAATTCATCAAGGGTCGTATACTGATTATCCTTCAGGTCCTTCAATGCCTCGTCAATCTGCTCTAGTAGTATCTCCTGGTATTTCCTCTGATAGATGATTGACTGAAGATTCTGAAGGTCATCTCTTGCATTGAGCAGTTTAATCTGTTCCTGGACGTCCTTCCTAGCCTTTCTATAGGCCGTCTTCAGTTCCTTGAGGGCTTTCTCCTCACTTGTCAACTGTGCCTTCACAGCGACTTTTTCAGCCTTATTCATCTGTAGTCACACCGTCCAGTACTGTTTGAGCCGTCTTATTGTCTTCAATATCTTCATCTTCACCCTTAGGTAATCGACTCTTGATATCCTCGTAACTGATATCCATGACTTCACAGATGTTCTGTATGATTGTCTCGTCATCCAGTACATCGGCAAGCGATAGAAGCGTATTGATTTCTGTCTGCTTCTTCTGTGCATCAGTGAGTTCAATCTGAGCGTTATCGGAAGCGTTCGTCATGACTTCTCTTTCGAAATCGAACCATACATCCGATACATCATAGGCCGTATCATTATTCCTGTTGATGTCATCAATGACTATCTTGAGGATTGACTTAAGAAACTTCTTCAGTCTGATTTCCAGTTTATTGCATTTGAGATCCAGTAATGCATATCTTGATTTGATTACTACATTTGTGACATTGCCGTCACCTACCTGAGCACTGTTGAATCCCATACCGAATCTATAGATGTTCTTCTCATCCTCATCCATCTTCACTTTTCTAGCATCATATGGAATGTCTACGGTGTGAACCTCAACACCGCCGTCAGCATCAACGCCAATCATCTTTTTAGTCTTCAGATTGGTCTGTAATTCATTGAGATCATCACCATTGAACCCTTTAACAACATGTAATGGGTAATCAAAATCAGCTAGATTATTAGAAAGACCACATGACATGATGTCATAGTCGTCGATTAAGTCCTTGATAGGTTTCAGACTACTCCATTGTTTCTTATTGTTATCCAATCGGAAGAATGGAATGAATCCAAAGTTATCAAAATAAATATGTTTGTCGTTCTCTTTCGTGTAGATGACATGTGGTCTTGGATTGATTGGTTCGGAATCATCAAGCATCAGTTTGCCGTCATTCTCCTGAACATAGAAATGTGTCTCATTTTCATCCCACACCTGGATTCGCTTGATGACCTTGTTTTCTTTTGTCAGTTTGTCCACATACCAGTATATGACATATGCACATCCATCATCCGTGTCACGCTCTCTCACTTCGATTACTCCTAGTGAATCAGCGCATTCAAATGACAGTCTACCGTCCTTATTCATGTAGGCATACATATATTCGAACCCTTTCGACATCGTTCCAGTCAGTACATCATTCAATTCACAGATGAAGTCATCATCAAAGTATTCATCCAGTTTGGACTGGAGTTCTGGAATATCAGAATGAATGATTCCATCCTCACCCGATAACATATACTGTACAGCCTGGTCCACCAGTTCAGTGAAGAAAGGATGTGAGATCTTCGTATTAGTTCTATACGTATCCTCTACCAGCTGACCATCAGCATTGTAGTAGAACATTCTATAATCCATGATGTCATGTTCTGCATCATAGTAGCGCTGTCCAACCTTCGCCATCTTCTTCCTCATGGAACTACTGTCACGCTCCATGAATGTCTTGATTTCTTCTTCTGTCAGCATTCAATCACCTCTCTTCCGCTCTCATGAATTCATTGGTAATCATTATGATTCGTACCCCATTATTCCCAAATAGATTACACACGGTCTCTTCATCAAATGTCTCTGATGAAAATCCTAATGAAAATAAAAAACAGTGACATAATTCATGTATCACTGTTCGTCTAGTCAGTTCTTTTGACATTCCTCTTCTGATATATATCTTCTGTTCCAGGAACTTTGTAACACCCAGGACTACACCATCGCCCTCGCTGTCAAGTGCCTTGTCATCAGCATATTCAATATTCCATTCTAAACCATTTACGACTGTCTTCATTAATACACCCATCCTTTATTCATGCTATATCTCTCTACTGCGTATCTTAGCGCATCCATCAAGTGGTTGAAGTCATCGATAGGGACATTCAGCTTCTTTCCGAATCTGTCAGTATCCCATGTATAGTTGCTGATTTCTGTCAGAAAATTGACACATCTTGGATGGATGATGATTTCTAAATCCTGTATCCACTGGATGCCATGGACTATTGAGTCCTTACCTTTTACAGCACCCTTCACATTCAATCCATAGGTCTTCAGTTCATCAATGGACTTCGGTTCTGCTGAATCAGCAGTAATGCGCTCTTTCCTGTATCCTAGTTCCTTGATTCTTTCAGCGATTGCCTTATTTGATAGACCCTTCTCATAGAATTCATCGTAGATGTATAGTCTACTGTTATCCCTGTCAAGTAGTGCAATAACGAATGCTGTCGGATCATTGGTATAACCAAAGTCAAGACCGCATACAGTCTTCAGATTGTCTCTTATTACTCCTTTTCTGCCTTCCTGGGCTTCCTTCCTAGTAATGAGGGTATATGCTTCCTCTTTCCAGTTCTCATATATCAGACCTTCAACAATACCCCAGTTCCCTAATCCAGCGACCTGGTATCTTCTTGGGTTGTTTGTCTTCATTCTTTCGAATACTGCTAGGTCGGACTTATCTAGCCATTCATTGCATAGGTAGTTAGTAGTCAATGCTAATATATCAGGATCATATGAATCAAAGAATCGCTTCTTTATCCAGTGATGTTCGTTCCATGGGTTTAGCGTGATGGTAATCTGCTTGAATAATCCTTCAGGAGTAGAACCTCTGATAGATTCGTCAAGCATGTCAAAATCTGATTCAGACATGATTTCATATGCTTCTTCCAGCCACATCCAGCATAGACACCCCTTATCTACTGCGATAGATGTCACTTTCAACGGGTCATCTAATCCACGAAAGTAGATTTTCTGACCTGTCGGAATATATGTCGCTTCAAGTGGTGATAATGTGAAATTCCATAGATGGTCCACTCCCCATCTATGTACTGCCCATTTCAGGTCAGTGAAGCATGAATCCTTCAAGGTTCTGAATGTCTTTCTTACTACAAGAAGATTCGCTTCAGGATACTTCATCAGATTGTAGATATACCATAATGCGGTTGTCTTCGATTTCTTGGATGCACGTGATCCCTTCACTACTCTGTATCTGCCTCTGAAGTTCCAGAAGGACTTGTATCCTTTTCCGATTATATCAGGAAGATAATAATACTTCTTGCTACTCAAAAGGATAATCCTTTCTGAACCTCTTACAGTGACGCTTTTCGCATCTATGCGTGTCTATATGCCCCTGTGCAAGTGCTCCATGATACCAGTAGCACCATGGAGCAGGATGATTCGTATAGTTTCCATCTATGCATCGGTATAGGTTTTCAGTCTTGGGTGGAAGATTCTTCAATCTCTCTCTTCTTCGTCTTCTCTGCTCTTCCTGGTTTCCTCTGCCTCTGCTTCTCTTTCTAGTCTTCAAGGTCTTCTTCACCTCCGAATACTGGAAGAACCACATTGACAGTTGCGGTATTATCAAGTGCGCCCTGCATTCTTGCTAATAGCTGGATAGCCTTGATTCTATCTGCATTGGATGCGGTCTTCTTCTTAGTTACTGCTTCAGAAACACCATCACCACATCCCTCTACCACAATGACATCTTCCTCTGACTGCTTCAGAATGATGGATGTCAATACTTCCTGCATTTCTCGTGCATTGATGATGTTCTCTGTCTTGATCTCATCACTTAATTCTTTTATATAGTTCTGAAGGTCAACTCTAGTCAATAATTTCTGTCCAATCTGCTTTGCAGTCTTCTCTGAATATCCTGCCTTGATTGCTGACTGCTTCGCATTTCCAGTCTTGACGAATTCCTCACAGAACCTCTTCTGTTTTGCTGTCATTCTGACATCCCTCCTTTCTGACAATATAAAAAGGCACCTGGTGGGTGCCTCTAGATTATTTATTCCTATTATAACTATATAATAGTTATAATGTTCTATTCAACCGACATCATAGGATAATGTTGTGACATCGTGTGTGTAAAATTCTTCAGCGCTTCAAGATGAATCTTTCTGGTATATTCGTATGAGTATGACATCTCACTTGATACCTCATAGAGTGACTTGAAATCAATATACACTCTATACAGAATCTTTCTGTCTCTTCTATCGCTGACATTATGAATCATATCAATCACCGATACTCTGAATTCTGCATAATCCTTATTCATCTTCTTCAGTTTCTTATCTTCTTCAATCATCTTTAAAAGAAGATGCTCTCTTGAATGAGGGTCCGAACTGCCCTGACATGATTCACTGTCATAATTGATTCCTGCGACTCCTAGTGAATCTCTTATCCTGTCAACATATTCCTTCTGTTCCTGGACTTCCTCATATCTATTTCTTACCTGCATTAGAAATTCTTTCGCAATCATTCAATCATCCTTTCTGTCTATGGTGTCTATGCTGTCTTTCGTGTCTTAGGTGCTTTATACTACTATATATATTTATTTTTTTTCGTATAAAATCACTAAAAATCACTACTTTATTAAAAACAACTATAAATATAACGAAAGACACGAAAGACACGAAAGACAAAACTTAAATTATAATGTATATATCGTATGTTTTTCTGTCACTCGTAGTGTCTTTCATGTCTACGCTCAATCACTGCCATTATGTCCTTGGTGGTGCGAAAATCCTTAGCACGTAAGACACCTAAGACAGTAGATCATCAATCAATGGAAGACTAGACAGTACATCAATGAAGTCATTCCACTCGTCAAGCTTGTGATTCTTTCTCTGTTCGATGATTCTTGCAACCACCTCATAATTCATCATGACGGTACGTGTCTGATTATATGAGCTTGGTAATAGTTGAATCATCTGCCACCAGTAGTCCTTATCCTTTGTCTTGAGATACATATCTCGGTACTTATTCAAGGCTCTGATTGTGATATCCAGGACATCTTCTGATGCTAAATAATATTCTTCAAATTCAACAGCCTCTTCCTCACCGTCATGTGAAATGAAACTGTCATGTAGATGCTCATGACTGAAATCATCAACAGTGAATTCCTTGGCATGAATCTTATGCATAGTGCTGCATGAGTTTGCTACCGTTCCGATTTTATAAGTATCAAATTCCTTCCACCAGTACAGTGGAGCGGTGATGTCCATATACACATTAATCATTCTTAAGTACTTTCTATGCTCCGTTCCTGCATTGAATAGATTCTTCATGAGAGTTAAATCATTGTCACCAGGAAGAAAAGTCGCTTCTTCTTCCCATTCACTATCCTTGTACATCTGACTATCCATCCTATCCCACGAGTTCATCGGATTTCTCATTCCATGAACTGCTTCCATGAATCCATAAATATTCAAAATTTCACATTTAATCATGTATTTTCTCCTATTTTATCTATAAAAACTATCAATAATTATCAAAATCATCTTGAAAAGTATGAAAATTAGTATAAATTCTAGTGCAATCATGCTCATTCTCCTCTTCTTTTTGCATCTGATGAAGCAATCATGAGTCCCATGATGATGACTCCCATTCCTGTTCCAATCATCAGACCAGCAATGAATCCAACTAATACCATGATATCCCTCCTTATCTTACGAATATCTTCTGAAGACCGAAGATGAGATCTCTTCCTTCATCTATGGATCTTGAACTTTTCTTGATTCTTGCATGCTTTGTGATGATGTCTATCTTGTATAGATTATCATATGAATCGTTACCATTTCTTTCAATCTTGTTCTTTGACAGATGCTTATTTGATACTATCACCAGCTCATCAGTATCAATCTTCTTACCATCGAAATAGAATCCACCATCCGTCTTCTTTGGCTCGAACGTACTTAATTTATACATCATCTCTTCAGCCAGTCGCTTATCATAGAACTTCATGGTATGGACACACTTTCTATTATAGAAGAACTTGATGCGCCACTGGGAATTCCTCATATTATAATCCGCACTGTCCATGTACCACTTCACATTGTCCAGATTGATTATAGAGAATCTGTTCTTCATCTGATACGCTTCTGATGAATTCACTGGTCTTCGGAACGTTCCCCATACTTCCATTAGTCTTGACATTATTCATCACTCTCCTTCTTTAAGCCATTCTTTTATTCCTTTTTTATTTTTAAATTGGCAATTTCCACATTTCTGCGGTTCATTGATTAATACCCCATGACAACAATACTTGCCATAGGCTTCTTCATGCAAGTAGTCACAATTATGACCAAATGCATTTAAAAGTTTATCAAGTTTCTTTTCATCTACTTCAATGCGCCCCATCGAGAACACCTCTAATCTGTTCTAATTTATCGACTAGTTCTCTATTTTTAAGTTTTGATTCTTCTAAATAACCGTCCTTACATTTAATATACAATTCTAAACTATCACAGTACTTTTCTAGTGCTGTGATGTAGCCGTCCTTATTAAGAAGACTATTGCTTCTATTGTCATATCCTATGAAGTCCATCTGATTAGGTCTGTCTGAAATGCCAATGGTTTGTTTTTCACCTGGTTTAATCCATTTCAAGAAGTTTTCTTTTGAGTAGAATGGACAATTCCCTTCACAACTTCCAATGTCACAAGGGACATCTATTCTATTCTTTTCTAAAGAATCATTGAAATTGTAACAGACACAGTCTCCATACATTTCCTTTTCACCGATATAATTGGCGACTTCTTCCAGTTTCTTACTGTTCACAACTTCCATGTTTTTCTGTTTCCTTTCGTGACTGTTCTTTCTGGAATGATCGTTCTACCTCTCTATTGATTTTCAATTTTTGGTAGTCTCTTACTTTATCAATGTCCAGATATCCAAGACATACCAATTCAGTAATACAGATGAGCACATCAGCAACCTCTTCATGTAGGTTATCCTCGTATTCATCATGAAAGCCATATCTTTTTACTTTTGTAATTGATTTGATTAACTCTGCGCACTCTTCAGATGCGATAGTGAGAGTTAAATCATCGCCGTTTATATTAGCGACTTTGTCTAGCTTTAATACATTATTATGAGGTACACTTAATAATCCCATAATTGCTCCAATTTCTTTAAACATCTTTATTCCTCCTCAATCTTATATGTTGAAACTGCACCGACTAGATTATCACCCTCCCAGATGAATACTGGAGAACGTTCTCCATTCTTCTTGTAGATAGGATTCTGACATGGGAATGCAGATAGTAGCTTCTCGTCTACATATAGTTTCGTATCGTTATATTCGAATACTGCGAGTGATACCTTCCCTACTTTTCTGACTTCATTTGTCAATGTGATATTATCTGAATACCATGCCTTATCGAGCAGTGTCTTGAAATTAGTCTTATCCTCTTCTCTGAAACACTTTTCCATATTCAGGTATACTTTATCCTTAGGAATGACATATAGCGCTGTAGCATTCTTATTCGTAATGCATACGGTCTCATTATCATAATGAGTATACTCACAATATCTATATGGAAAATTTCTTAGTTTAGACTCTCTATCTACTGCTTTCATTAGAATCTCTTTTTGAATCTTTCCAAAATACATTATTTCTCATTCCTTTCTTCCTTTAGTATCATACTGTTTAGTAACCGTCTTTATATAAAGAATTGCTAATCTACAGGATCTCTTTTCTGCATCATAATACTTATTAATTAATTTCTCATATTTCTTCTGAAATTCATCAATACTCTTATTCAAACGTTTTAATATATCAGGTACTTCCTTATATACTTCGTTTACAGTATCCATATAATCTTTATATTCTTCTTGAAGACAACTATACTCTTCTTCTAGTTTGTTATACTTGTCTTCCCAGTCCTCTACGATTTCCTGGACCTGTTCCGCTGTATATCTAGTCATAGTTAACCCCTTCAACTTCTACATCTTCCAATAAATCGTTATTGAAATCCTTGATGAAGTCATCATTCTTGTGTTTGGTTAGATAATCAATCAATTCATTAGTGTTGATGCACCACTCATAACATCCTTTTGATTTATTGAACCAACGCATAGACTCAACAGTTCACTCTTCTCTTTTCAGGTATGGATTATATGTTTTTACTTCAATCACGTTTACGGCTTTATCATCGAGATCCAGTTCTTTTACTCTTAAACCTTCTAGATAAGAATCTAGGATTTTCCAATTATCTTCATTTTCGATAAATTTTCGTCTTTCTTCTTTATTCTTTAACATAATTTAACCTCCAATAATTCAAATGATGAAATACTATCAATTGCGATAGTCACTCGATTAACATTGTATATTGCGAAACGTGACACATATTTAATATCAATATATTTATTACTGATTTTGAGCATTTTCTCATTATCATTAATTTCTTTTGTGAAATGAGGATTCACCTCTTCAACGGTTAGTTCATTTTTTCTATCAAAATTTTCATTGGTATTTAATTCATATTGATCCCCGTCATTCATATGAATAATCAACTTCTTCATTTTCTTTTCCTCCATTCCCCTTTATCTTTATTCTTGGCCACTAATCTAAAATAGAATTCTGCAATACCTTCAATACTTGACTGGTGTTCATTTATGCATTCTCTAAATAACTCTGAATCTTCTTCATAATTTTCAGCAATCATTAGAGACCAGTCACTAACAAAAGGCATTGCATCTCCGATTGCTAATTTTAAGGCTTGTTTGTAGACTTCAAGATAATATGAAGAATTACACTCCAATAGCCATTTATCATGCTTTGCTTTTTCACTTTCTTTATGTGCTTGTGTTAACTTTCTTTCTAGTTCAGCGACATATTCACTTGAATATGTGATATCCTTAATCTTCACAATCTGTCACTCCTTTATATTTATATAATCCTTTAGCATTTCATTCTTGGCACGTGTATAGAAGTTTCTATCAATCTCGAACCCATATACATTTCTATTCATTTCTGCGCATGCTCTAAGTGTTGAACCACTACCACAGCAAGGATCAATAACAACATCATTTTCATCAGTGAAGATTTCTACTAACTGCTTGATTACATTCACAGGCTTCTGTGTTGGATGGATTTTCGGAATATCTTTGCCATCCTTCTTCCACTGGAACCAATTGAATATCATTCTTCCTGTTCCTCTGATGTTCTTTCCTGTCTCTGGGTCTGTCTGTACTCCATTTCTAAACTTTGGCAATTTTCCTCTATACATAACTAGCGCATACTCAGTTGCGCCAACTACTCTCATGTTTACCTTCAACACTTGAGGACTGTAATTCTTGATAAAAACTAATGGAATGTAATTCACAAATCCATGTTTCTTTCCTGCATCTATAAGTGTAGGCATCTGCTCAAATGAGCAGAATACAATCATGCATGGACTGTCTGAACTTCTTCCACGCTTCTGCTTCTTGTGGTCTTCCTTCTTCAGCATTCTTGAACAGAAATGGAAGTATTCATATAGATTAAAATTAAAATCACTATTGAATGCTGACTTCCCAGCTAATTTAGATTCACCGTTTTTTATTGTCCCCCCCTTGTACCACATTGGATTAGATCCATAGAAATTATTACCGACATTATAAGGTACATCAGCAATAATTAACTGAGCCTTAGGGATTGCATATCTCTTGTAGTTCTGCATACTGTCTCTATATATTTCACATCTATTCATCTTCGTTTTCCTCTACTTTATATATGTAATACTTTCTATGCTGATTCGCTCCAGTTGGATGCATATCAGCATATTTCTTTGAATGAAGTCTAGTGAACATGCACCTGAATGATATTTCTGAAACTCCAATCCTTTCAGCGCACTCTCTAGCAGTTCCGACTATCAATGGCCTATCGAACTCATCATAGACTATGTAGTAATTCATCATTATCACCTCAATAATTGAATTAGATACTGAACTTATTCAGCACCTAATTCAAAAAAAAATTATCTGACAAATCTTGTCACTCTTATTCCTCCATCTTCTCGCATCTGCTTCCTGTCGCAGTGTAGATGCTTCTTGACTTCCTTCGTGAATGTCTGCATCGCCATTCTAGAAAATCCATTCTCTGAACAGAAGGCATCATATCTAAGGAATACCTCTTTTGTAGTCTTCCCTATTACTTCCTGTTCTACATCCAGGCTTTCAAGGAATAGTATCACTGGATTATTATCCCTTTCAAAATCATCAATCTCATTCTTGACCTTCTGCGATTCAGTGAATTCACGATTCTGAAGTACTCTCTTGAGACCTTCTATTCCTAATTTGATGAGATACTCTGCTACATCCTGCTTCTTCAGTTTCCATGTTATCTGTGGGTCAAAGTCAGGGTCATCCTTGCTGAATTTTGCATTGAATGGGATTATTACAAGTCTTCTCTTGATGGCATCAAAGCCCTTGTTCCTCATTCGTGGGATCTCATTGAATGAGAAGAAAAGCTTTACAATTGGTTTATAGAAAAATGCATCCTGTCCTTTGTTTTCTGCCTTGATATCATTACCAGAACATATCCTCTTGAACTGTGACAACACTTTACCTTGTAGGAAATCGTCATTCGAATCATCACCGATGTTCGCTAGCTTACCGAACATTGAAGCTGTGCTGAATCTTTCAGACAGTTCATCCATGTCAAGTGATACATAGTTCTGTCTCCCTAGCACGTTCTTGACCATGTCGAGGAATGTTGACTTCCCATTGCTTCCGCTTCCTGTCAGTATGAATGACTTCGACATCTCATTCTGTCTGAAGAAGCAGTATCCTATTGATTCCTCAAGGATTGCTCTTATCTCCCTGTCACCACATGACATCTTATTGAGAGTCTTATCACATAATTCACTGTATGCCTCTGGATTATAATCCCATGGTATCTTGCTAGTAATCACATAGTCAGGGTTGAATGGAAGTAGTTCATCATTCTCTAGATTATATACTCCATTTCTGAATGCTATCAGATTGGCATCAGAACATTCACTTTCTTCAGGTGTTATGATTTCCAGGAACTTCAGTGTCTCTACTCTATGATTTGCTTTGAGCGTCGGAATGACCTGGACCATCTTCAGTTCTATATACTTATATCCTGAACGATATACACCCTCGTCATCATTGTAGATGTGTAACTGCCCCTGGATTCGCTTTATATGGTATTCATTCTTCATGTACTGGGCGAAAACGTTATGCATGAACATCTTTCCCTGGTAGAACATAGGCTTCGCAAATGCCTCATCCCTGGTGATGACATCCATCTCATCTTCAGATAGTGCATCTTCAAATATGAAGTGATTGATGTTATCTAATATGTGTCTTATAGGCTCTCTATCAATCATCAGCTGGGACTGAAGAATGAGGATGTACTTGAATAGTTCATCATTTCTTCCATCACCTTCCGATAATGACATGAGATCAATCTGAGTATTGACTGGTAGAAGTTCAATAGGTACTTCATCAATCTCCTCTGGTTCGTATGATGGTGGAAACCTGTCAACCCAGTCAACTCTCAAAGGTATGTATGTCGAGCCGTTATGGATGTCTGCTGTCAGTCCTACGGCTAGCTTCTTATCCTTGCCACCCTTCTCGATTCTATGAGCGGTATCCTTCCAGTATGAATGAATATGTCCATTGGATGGGTTCTCAAGTATCAGACATTTCCAGTTATTCTTATCTGCCATATCCCAGAACTTCTGGGATAATTCATCAGTATCAAATGAGATATCAATATAGTCATCATTCAATACTGCTCCGAATGAATCACAGTTCTCAACCTCATTCCATTCAAGAAGGCTTGAATTTTTTACTTTCATTGTGGGCTTCTTCCCACTACCTTTCGCATATCCTTTGAAGACCTTTTCATTGCCTTCCCATTCCATCTTGTCACCTTCCTTCAACATTGAATCCTGCTATCCTTTTATACGCTGCATCTATGTACCACTGTCTATCCAGTTTATGAGGTACCTTCACATCATTCACATCATCATTGTAGATGAATGAATGTAGTGGAGTCCCTTCAATCTTCGATATCTTCCCATTTACATGGATTTTCTGAAGCATTCCGTCAGATGGGTCTCTTGATGCGAATGCTCTTACACATTTCTCATTCAGTCGCTTAGGCACTCCGTTGAACTTCTCGACTGTTCTTAGTCTTCCAGTCTTTGGGTTCACTTCTCTGACCTTCACTATCTCACCACCATATAATATGTCCTTATATTTTGATGATATCTTTTTCACCATCTGGAATTCCTTCAGCTCATCACATTCATTGATGGTCTTTTCAATAGGTATATTATGGATGATTCTATCAACTACCGCTTTATTCACGATTGGTAAATCATAATCAAGCGGTGATAGTTTCTTCACGTATGTTCCTTTCCTTTCAGCCTTTCCATCACTAAATAGGAATACATAGTTATTCACATCCTTCTGCCATATTGACTTGATTTCATCGAATTCGAGAACCATGTTACAGCGCTGTTCCCACTCATAGCATACATCATCCATCTGTTCGAACGCTTCATCCGTATCTGGAAGACTGATGATGAGACCATCAGTATTGGACTGAATCAATTCGAATCCATCAATTGCTTCTAGATGTTCAATGAGATCAATGAGCATCAATTGACCATTGATGCATATTAGATTCGCATTTCTTGGGTCATATGCTAATGAATTATCATCTTTGCTGATACCGAATGTCCCATTGATAACGATTTTCAATGGTGCCTGTTCCTTCTTCTTTCCAGCGTGTTTCAGTTCTATTCGTTTTTCGTATATCTTTCTGAATTTTTTAGGATTCTTAGTATTTCTAGTCAGCAGGTTATGGAATATCATCAATCGTGGATAGAATGAAGCGACATCCACATGCCATATCTGTCGCCCATGTCCCAGGTTTCTATACTGTTCCTTTCCTGCATGAATTCCGCCCCATGATATCTTATGTTCAAGCCCTGCAATAATCATCTTCAGCGACTTGGTGTAGACCTCTGAAGGGTCTTTCCTTCCCTTCATCGACATATAGAAGTCTATCGCTTTTCTGTACTTCTTGATTTCTATACATGGAAGTACAGATAGGTCGAATTCATCATCCCTCTTGGTTCTATGGCATTCTAGAATCTTAGCACTCATCTGCCCCTTAGTAAGTCCGACGTCATAGATTGATAACGATTCAGGAAACATCTTTATTAGTGATATAGAAGTGTTGAAGTCATTTATTCTTTTCATGAACACTTCCATAGTCTGCTCTACATCATGAGTACAGTACTTCAGAACCTCTTTAATTTCCTTCTCAGTAAGTTTTCTGTCAATGTCGAATGGAACAGATGTCTCCTTTATATTGTTCCCCATGAAGCCTTCAAACTGCTTCAGACCGTTGTCACCACGCTGCATTACATCGTAGTTTATCATTCTGATTTTTCTGAAGTCACGATTGAATGACCACCCTGGTTTATTCTCCTTGATAATCCAGTTATTAATTCTGTATGGATTGCATCCGCATAGAATGCCCTTATGGATATACTGGTCATAGTGATTATTATTGAATCCTATCCATATATCCTTCTCATGGCTGTAATGAAAGTCCTCAAGTGCTTCTCTATCATTGACAATCTTGTATGTCCTTTTCTTGTCAGTGTCGCATATGACTACCATCCAGTCATATTTGAACACTTCATAGTCATAAAAAAGCATTATTCAATTCCTTTCTTCAAGTGTTGCTGGTGACTTAATGTCACCAGCGTTCACCTGTTAATCTAGATCATAGACTTCTTCAATCTTGAAAACATTGAAATCCTTCTTATTCTTGTAATAATCAAGAAGATATTCAAGATTTCCATCAATCGCTTCAGCGATATCAAGAAGTAACTGATTATATTGCTTGTAACCTTTGAATTCGACTGTAATGCCTGAATCTAGACTTCTTAGTAATGAATTAGCATTCCCAATCTGCCATCCTTCAGTGATTAGCTGATTATAGAATAAACATTGATTCTTATAATAACCATTGATAATTCTGAACGTGACTGAAATCATTGGAGCGCCATTATTCTTGTCTGACTTGCATTCCTTGATTTCAATGTTTTCAACTCTCACTTCATATTTACCTTCTGGTACTTCTTTATAAGAATTACCAGTATTCCCATTGTTTTCTGCTTCTTCTACATCATGCTGTAGACCTTCTACATCCATATTCTTATCCCACTTATCGAAAATATCCATATTATTCACCTTTTAACCTTTCTTAATCATTGAAAATATTTGTAATTTCATTAAGAAAATCAATGAAACTGTCAATGACAGCATCTTCAAGCGCTTCTTCTTTTTCTGTTGATTCCTTGAGCATTTCATCAAGATTGACATCATTCTTTTCAACATCAGCAACTGACTTCATGATTTCTGTAATAACTATCTCGAAAGCTAAGTCTTCAATATCATGCACGTAGATATCAAATAACTTATGATTTCTATTCATTTCTAGTTTCAGAATGTTTGTGATTCCTTTGGCTACATCCTTTACATCATTTCTCTTTCTGACATTCACGATTGTTTTAACAATGCGATCATAAATTCCTTCTTCCTTTAAAGCTTCAATAAAATTATTCATGATTATCTCACCTTTCTTGTTCTTCTTGTTCTTCTCGCTGGCTTCTCTTCATGAACCTCAGGTTCTTCAATTTTCGCTTCCACAGGCTTTTTCACTTCAACAGGTTCAATTGTATCTGTTTCTTCTTTCTCTTCTTCAGCGCCTTCTAATTCGTCACTCTGAACATCTTCAGCACTTTCTTCAAAAAAATTAGAGTTCGCTTCATCATAGACCTTTACTAGTTCATCCCAGTCCAATGGGATTGTAGTAGCGCTGATATTCTTCAATCTTCCACCACCGAAAATCACTTCATTGGCCTTGAAGTTCAATGTTCTAGTGCCATCATCTTCTACGATTACTCTTGCCACAATATCGACCATTCCAGCAATCTTATTTGCCACTTTTGGTGGCAAGTTAGGTTTAATAGATGTAATCTTATCACCGCTTTTCTTAGTGATGTCTTTTGAATCATCCTCATGTGATAGTAGGATGATATTTTCATAATCTAGATTCATGAGTCTTCTCATTGTAGATAGATATTCAGTCTTGATGATGTCCCATCCTTTTCCGAATCCAGCATCAGATTCATGACTGATACCTAATTTGTTATACATGAAAATTCTACATGCTTCATAGGTATCTTCTAATAAATCTACTACGATCGTCTTGAATCCATTTTCTCCAGCAGTACGCTCTAATTCATCAATTACATCCTTGAAAGTCTGCCATGCTAGAATCTTCTGTCTACCTTCATATGTATCCTTGATAGGTACATACTGCATTGTTACGAAATTGACATTCCCATCAGTGTTGAGGTTCAATGGTCCAGGTGCCTTATCTGCAAATGTAGTCTTTCCACTGAATGGACCACCATAGATCCATAATTTTCTTCTTGCTGTCTCTCCAGCGTGTCTTCTAGTTGGTTTCGGTAAATTAAACATATATGTTTCTCCTTTTTCACAATATTCCTTGTATTCGCACCATTTGCATAGATATGAGTAATTCTCAGTGCATTGGTCAGTCAGACCAATCTTCATGCAGGTGCTATAGAAATCTACGACTTTTGAATAGTCATAGATGACCTGTCTTATCTGAATCTCCCTGGAATCAAGTTCCATCTTGATTCTATTTCTGAATTCCCATAGAGATTCATCCTTCTTCTGCTTTATCTGGACTTTAGGAACGAATACAAAATACATTCTTCTAATCTTTATTCCTTTAATCATTTCAAGAAAATACTTATATACATGTAACTGTCTAGACTCCATATAATGCTCGATATTATTCGAATACTTGAAGTCATATAAATCGAACTGACCATGCTCCAATTCTCCATCATACTTCGTACATGGTACGAGCAGGTCAGCCGTACCCTCATAGACATCATTCTTGAAATTCACTTCATGAAATCCATCTGGTAGAAGTTCCTTCATTTTTGGAATCCAGTATTCCAGCTTGATGATTTCATTAATGTGTTCATCAGTAATAACAGGATATGAATTGACATATTCACGTATTGCAGTCTCCATGTCTTTTTCCATTCCTTTATGAATCGCTGTCCCCAGTATTAATGGGTTAGCAGGATCATCAGACGGCAATGTATCAATGTCCTTCTTGTATCTCAGTTCGAATCGCTTTGGACAGTTATCAAAGCATTCGCATGTTGAGAAGTGAAATCTATCCATCATGGAACCATACCCCCTTTAGTACCTTATACATCTCTTCTTCCATCACCTGATAGAATAGGTCATCTTCACCATGCCCATATTTATATGGCGTAGTTATTGAATGAATCAGGTTCATGAATATTTCGAAATCCTTTGGATACAGTAGTATGCCATATCCTCCAGCCTCATCAATCTTCTTCAGATTATGAATCTGTAGTTCTGTAGGCTTTCCATTTGGTCCCTTTATTTCAATACCCATGAATCGTCCTTTAATGCATGCGATGATATCTGGAACACCTGCTTTCGTGAAGTTTCCTCCACCCCAGTACTTGAAGAAATATGCATCGTTCATCTTCAGGAAGGATTTCACTTTTGTTTCAAATACTTTTTCCTTACCCATGTCATCCTCCAATGTTTGGACAGATGCATTCCCACATGTAATCCTGGAATGAGAAATAGGAATCCTTTGTAATCTTTCCATTGATTACCTCAATTTCCAGATTGAACTCCATTCCTTTTTCGAAAGCGTAGATTCTCATATCCACATGATATTTCTGGCATACTTTCAGCAATTCTTCAGAACTGATAGCCCATGCGAATTCCGCATCGAGGGCAATGGTTTGAATAGAAACATCCTCATCTTCTTCTTCAAAATATACATCTAGACCATGAATGAATCCTCTTTGTGTTCCTTCAATCCAGCATGTTTCATTGCAGCTTACATTTCCGAACTCATCTAATTCGAGTTTTGTATGTTCCTTTTTGAAAGTGTCACAAGGCTTCAAACCTCTCAAAACGAAATTTTGTAAATCTTTCTTTTTTCCACGCACCCTTAGGGTGCCTGCACACCAGTTTGGCATATTCTTTTCCTCCTTATTTCTTTACAGTGATTCTTACTGAACTCTTGACAGGTGAAACCTTCGTACACTCTTCAGCGATATCAGGATACTGCTTCTTGAGCTTTGCAGAATCAATTGACTTTCTTTCACTTGGTGCCACGTACATGAATTTCACTCTGTCATTCTCGAATGATTTCACATCATATTTTTCCATGGCCTTTACAAGCTTATCCTTCATCTTCTTTTCCTGGTCTTCAATGCTCTTCTTTTGTACAGCTAATTCAGAAATATCATCAATGACCTTCTGAACTGTTCCAGGAATCTTCATTTCAGAAGGATGTATCTGGTATTCACATGAATCAATAAGAGACGTGCATACTTCATCGCATGTCTTTCGTTTTTCACAGAACATGCAGCACTGCTGACATACAGCATTGTCTTCAATTGCCTGTAGACATTTAATCATCTTCATCACCCCTTTCATAATCATCTTTTATAGCGAGTCTGATAATCCATAGACATGATAGAATAAATAGTACTGACCAAGTCATCATGAGCCATCCGAATTCGAAATCATCAATCATGGCTGTAATCATGATTATTAGTAGTGATGCAGTTGTAATGACATTACTTACATTCATCTTCTTCAAATAGCGCATCAGTATAATCCTTCCTTTCCTTTAGTCTTTTCAATATCTTCTCTTCAACTGAATCTGCACATATCATCAAATAATAGAAGCATGTCTTCTCCTGTCCGATTCTATGTATTCTCTTCTTGGACTGTTCGAAATCCTCTGAAGATAACGGAAGAGAGAAGTAAATCATCTTATTACATCCGTATTCATGCAGATTTAACCCCTTAGATGCTGATTGATACTGGCATAGACAGATGGCATCATCCTCATCCCTGAACGCTGTAAGGTCCTTTACATGCCCATTTACCTGTGATACTGGTCTATCTAGTCTCTTACATATCTTCTTGAGTCTCTCAAGTTCATCATTCCATGTGTAGAATACTATGACTCTGTCTCCTGTCGATTCCAGAAGGTCTTGGAATGCATCAAGTTTATTCTTATTGTAGTGAGCGCATAACTGACGACTATATAATAGTCTCGTCAATGTAGTATCACCTACCAGCTCATTACCCTCTACATCTATGATGTAGTCCTTCATGAATCTGAGATATTCTCTAGTAGGTTTCACCTTTATATTAGTGAAGACCTGCTTCGGAAGATCAATGACTTCCTCTGTCTTCTTGAAGACGGCCCCATGTTCTCGCATCTTGTTTTTAAGTCTATTAACATTCTTGTATGGATTATCTTTATCAACTACCTTATGAACCATTCCGCCAATAGTGATGCTTCTCCAGTTGATATACTGCCTGTTATAGAGTTTTTCAGAAATATTCCATCCGAGTAAGTGAATCTGTGTCCATAGATTCTCATACTTACCTCCTACAGGAGTACCAGACAGCAATATGGAATGCGCTGGATTCATCTTCAAGATGAACTTCGTGCGCTTACTCTTCATATTCTGAATCAATGATGATTCATCAAGCATTAGCGTGAAGCCCTTCAGTTGAAGAAGTTCCTTTCTTCTCCATATCATGTCATAGTTAATTACTCCAAGCATGATTCCTTGAGGTTCTTTCATGTTTACAATGAAGTTATGAAGGTCTGATTTGTCTCTTAGATCATAGATAGACCATGAGGAATAGTATTCATGAAAATGGTCAACCCAGTCATATATCTTTGATTTCTGACACACTACTAGATTCACCTTACAGCCGTATCTTTTGAGAACTTCGGACCCTGTAAATGTTTTTCCTAATCCCATATCATGGTATACAGCGACATTCTCAAAACCTTTAGTCTGTTCAAGTGCTTCCTGCTGGTGTGGATATAGATTAATCATCCCCACTCACCTCTATTCCCGTACATTCCTGAAACTTCTTAGGACTGATGTAATAAGTCCATTGTCCTGACATCTTCACAGCATAACCGAATGGAAATGCATCACGCTGGAGACCGATTCTGACGAACTGCTCCGATACTTCCATTAGTTCAGCGACTTCAGATACGGACATTCTATTCTTCATAATCATCAATATCCTTGATATCGAGATACTTCTTGATTCTATCAATCTGTTCCTGGTTGTTTCTCTTTCCAGCAAGGATATCAGACAAGTATGATAGACTGATTCCCAATTCCTTGGAGAGTTCTGTCATGTTGCTGTCCTTATGAATCAAGGCAATCTTGACCTGTTTCTTTAAGTCTGACATTGAATTCACTTCCTTTCTGTAATTTCTTCAGCAGGTTAAAAAATAAATAAGCGTAAAATATTGACATTTTGCTGAACATGTTCTATCATTTGTTTAGGATTAATGAATATAGCTCACGAAAGCGACTCTATTATTTTATTTTGCTGAATTACTTCTTCACCTGACAAGTTTCATTATAGTAGTTCTTCAGCATTGTGTCAATAGAATACGCTGAATTTATTCTGTATTTTTGAAAGGAGAATATAATATGGAATTCATGGACAGAATTAATGAACTATGTAAAGAAAGGAAGATATCAAAGAGACAGCTAGAAAGAGACGCTGGCATCGGTGTAGGTTCCTCGTCTAAATGGAAGACGTTTACCCCGAATAATGCGACAATGACCAAACTAGCAAATTACTTTGGAGTATCAATCAGCTATCTGACTGGTGAGAGTGAGTACCGCAATGACCAGGAAGCCCAATGGGCAGTGCAGTATGATGATGATGCTCTCAAGGAGGAATCAATAAGATATGAGAAGGGATGCAGAATACCAGTATTTGACTATGTCCCTCAAGATCTCACTCCAGAAGATGCGATAGGATGGGAAGAGATGTCATACAGAATCGCCAAGACTGGGACATTCTACGGACTAATTATGATGGATGATTCAATGTCCCCACAAATCAATAAAGGTGACACATTATTGATTAAGCAGCAGGATACAATAGACGATGGACAAATTGCTATTGTTGATTATGACGGACATATGATAAGAAAAATTATCATACAGGGTGACGGTGTCATTCTTCAGCCATTCAATCCAGGACATAGACCAATATACATTGCTGATATTAGTGACCTCAAGATTATAGGAAGAGTGATACAGAATAGACAGGTCTACTAGAAGGAGAATGAAATGAGTTTATTTAAGAAAAGAGATATGGCCCATCTTGAAAATGGTGAACTGCCATGGGGATGGGTTACTGAGAATAGTGATTTCATCGAAAAGACTGGAAAGGAATACAGTTATTTTCTGAATAGATGGATTGCTGTCAGATATGCCTCTCCAAAGCAGTTGAGACCAGTGCTGAAGTCATTTGTAATATATCTGAAGGACCTGGAGAAACTATGCAAGCGCAAAGGTGAATGCTTCGAATTCTGGTATTATGAGATCCTCACATCAAGGGACTATCTACAGAAGCGAATGAAAGAACTTGATGAATTAGAAAAGAATTTTGACGAGCTTCAGAAGGAATATGACAGAACCCATCCAACAAAGGAAAGAGTCAATGACCTTCGCTCAATCGTCATTGAAAGACTGATTGAACATGGTGAGATTCTCCAGTCTGACTTCTGGAAATTATTTGAACCTGGTGAACAGGATACTGTAAAGGATATAGTATATCTCTTGAGAATGGATGGAAAGATAGAACGAATCAAATCAGGAAGAAGCTATATCATAAAATATAAAAATTAAGTCTATGCTGTCTTTCGTGTCTTTAGTGTCTTAGGTAGTTTATCTTTAATACTTTTTATTATCAGTATGTAACACAGGCTACAATGTACGAATAAATATAAAATATATATAGTAGTATATATGCGCTGTCACGAAAGACAGAAAGACAAAAAAAAGAATCCAGGTACTGCAATACCTGGATTCAGTAAAAAGGATTGTGCTATAACACTCTCCGATTGACAATTTAAATTATAGCACATTCCTATGTTCAAATTAAAGAAAAGGATGTGTTTTATTATGAGATTACCGAACAGTTTTGGAAGTGTGTACAAATTATCAGGAAACAGAAGAAATCCATGGGTAGCTAGAAAGACAATAGGATGGACATTTGATGAAGTGAAGAAGAAATCATATCCCATCTATCAGTTCATAGGGTACTATCCTACAAGAAAGGAAGCACTGACCGCATTGACTGAGTTCAATAAAGATCCATACGACCTTCATCACAATACCATCACATTTAGAGAAGTATATGATAAATGGTCAGAACTTCACTTTCCAAAGGTATCACAATCTAATGTGAATGGATATAAGGCTTCATTTAATTCATGCCCAGCGCTTCATGATATGAAGTTTGTAGAGATAAAGCTGGATCACTTACAGAAGGCAATTGATGACTCTGGTAAGAATACTCCGACTCTTAAGAAGATGAAGATTCTTTTCGGATTGATGTATGACTACGCTGTCATGCATGAGATAGTCACATCTGACAAGCGAGACATGGTGAGGTATGTTGATATATCGAAAGGAGGAAACCCCAATGCCTATAATAGAAAGCCTTTCAGCAAGAAGGAGATTGAGAGACTATGGGATAATGTAGATTCTAATCAATATTATTCCGTCATTCTGATTCTCATTTACACTGGAATGCGAATCAGTGAACTGCTCGAACTCAAGAAAGAAGATGTACATCTAGAAGAGAGATGGATGTACATAAGACATTCAAAGACTGACGCAGGAATAAGAGAAGTTCCAATTGCTGAAAAGATAGCGCCATTTCTTCATCAGTGGATGAATGGTACTGGTGACTATCTGATTCAGACTCCTGAAGGAAATCAAATGATATATAGAAACTATTATGACAGTTATTGGACCCCACTTGTTGAAGCTTTATCAATGAATCATAGACCACATGATGCAAGACATACATGTGTATCACTGCTGACAGAAGCAGGTGTTGATGAAAGAATCATCAAGAAGATTGTAGGACATAAAGGACAGGGAGTGACTGAAGCCGTATACACTCATCTAGATCTTCCAGTGAAGCTTGAAGCAATCAATAAGATATGAAAAAAAAAGAGAAGGAGTAATCCTTCTCTTTTATGCTAGATGAATATCTTAGCGTAGTCATCATTATATGATAGAACTCACATGATGAACATGTCAACATGTGAGTTCCTGAATGTAGTTGTCTCTCCAGTCTCAAAGTGAAGAATTAGATATTCATGATTTTCATCAACTGTCTTGATGTTATCTTCTACCTCTTTCGCTTCCTCACCACCAGAAATCACATCCCATGATGTCACCTTGGTGAAGTAGCTTCTTTCAACTGGTTCACTATCCTTGATATACTTGCATTTATTGTACCTTACTACTTTGATTTCTGCTTCTGACAGGTTGGGATTGAAGATAGTCCCTGTATATGTTTTCTTCAT